TGACATTTTTATTTTGGGTTATCACCCAAGTACGTCTCATTGGCTTGCACTTGTCGTTTTATACTTCGCTACGCTACGTTTTTACTTCCAAGTTTCCGCCATTTCGGGAGACGTTTTGAATATAAAAAAAGCGATTTTTATGCTTTTTATATATTAGTTTTTTATTGACTGTGTCAATTAGCACTAATATAACAAGGGAATATTAGTGCGTTTTTTTGCCGACTGCGTCGTCAGGGGCAAAAAGCTGAAGCTTCAAGTTTGCATTTTCATGTTTGGTTTTATGGTGTTTTGGGTATATTTGGTTCAACCATTGTGTGTCCCACAGATACGCCATTTGTATTTTGAACTGTTTCTGTTTGCACGTCGAGTAAACGGGCATCCTTTTCCTTTTGTTTTTGGATTTTTTTGTCATTTTGTTGTTTTTCGTAGTTTTTAATTTTGTTTGCAAGTTCTTCTTTGTGTTCCATTTCTTCTGTCAGGTCGTCGAAGCGAGGTATTTCAGTATCGAAGAATTGAGGATCATAATTTCTGACGTTTGAATGAATGCCTTTAACGTGGTTTCGTAATAGTTCTTTTACGGTTAGAGACATGTCAGGGACAGTCATTGAGGGTTCATTGTTAACTTCAGGAGTTAATTTACCTTTGTAATCTTTTTTAAATTGCCTTCTAAATTTCATAATTTATTGCGTTTAATGTTAATTTTGTTCTGTTTTCTGATAAGATCTAGTTTGTATTCGTGTTCGTGATGAGGGTTTTTGAATTTATCTTCCATATTTGTAATGTATTCTATTTTGATTTTGTGATTTTCTACTTTGTCAAATATTTTGTCCCTAAAGTATCGAGGTATGGGAGTTTTGGCACCACCTTGAAGAGTGACAGCAGATGTCATGTGATTTTTATAATAGTTTAGCATTTGAGGTGTTAAGTGTGAAAGACCTATTTTTTTGCTCATTAGAGCGAATTCAGGAGGGAGGGTGGTATTTTTTAGGGAGATCCCTTTCATAATGTATTTAGTTGTGTATTTTATAGTTGCGATGTTACAATCTCCTAAATGAATAAGACCTTTACCCCATGTTTTTTCGATGGTGGAAGGATCCTTTAAAGATGATTGAGGGAGGTTGAATATAATTGCGTGGTAATGAGGGCGACGGGTTTTTGTTCCATATTCGCCGCAGGCGTAGTATTTAAGTTTGTTTTTAGTAGTTTTTCGTAGTTTTTTGAAAAAGAGTTGATAGTCTCTTTTAGATAAGACAGGAATGTTTTTGTATTTGTATTCTTGAATTTCTCCAGTTTCATAATTTGTATAATGATTGATGACGTCAGCTAAAGGAAGATGTTCGTCGTCGTAAGTTAGTGTTAAGAATGTTGCAGAACTAGAGTTTTTTAGTTCTTCCATTAATCGGAAAGACCATTGGTTAGTTCTACGTTTTAAACAAGAAACACACTTGCCACAAGGGACCGACTTAGTCGGCCTGCTTGAGTAGGTAAGGCGAGTGTGTTGTTTAAGTGTAATAGGCGAAATACACATTTAATTTTAAGTTTTAGAGCCGGATTCCTCCACGAGCTTGTCGATAGGAATTGTACTTTCTGTTTTTAGACTTTTGTCGGCGTCTAGCCGACATTGGTCTTCGTCTTTTGAAAGAGCGGCGTGATTTACGTTTTTTGTACATGATATAAGTAGGTTTTAATTAATTTATAGGCGTGGAGTGCCAAAGTATGGCATTAGTCGTTTAGCTTTAATTTTATGATATACGTGTGCATAGATTTTTTCTCCTGTTTCCACTGCGAATATACGAGTATCAGGATCACAGGTAATAAAGGCAGAGTTTAACGAAGGCGTTGATGAGAATTGTCTTCCAAGGTGCCAAATATCAAGGGTTGTTCTAAATTCACCATGAACGGAGGAATTAAGATATTTGTATTCAGCATATCGGGGAGTGTACCCGAAGGTTTCATCATCAGTTGAAGTATTAGCAACGAATAGTTCCCTGTTTTCAATTGGCTGTTCGCCTAAATGGGCGAAACTAGGCCAAAAGTAATCGAATTTATCGAATTTAAGAAAGTGTTTAGGGATACCATCTTGGTAAGCAGTTTTAGGCATAACGGACATAATGCCCATAATATAACCATGTTCTTCACAGAAGTAAGATATATTTTTATTTGATCCTACGGCGATACCATGACCTGCCATGTTGCCTTGTGGGGTTGGTTCAGAAGTGTTAGCAGATGTTTGTAATACCTCGGATATTGCCATAGGTGACGAAGATCCACCGAGGAACTCAGGGCGTTGCAGTCTTGAATCAGAAGAAGTAACTCCGAAGTGAGATTTGATACTTTCTATATAACGTGAGCCACCTCTAGCATTTTTTTCTAACCATTCTTGTAATCTAAAGGCGTTCCTAAGTTCGTTGATTGTTGTTGCATCGGCGGATAGTTCAGCAGGTTGCCATTGTCCCGCAACAGTTCCACCAGTACCAGAGAAAGCTTCTAATGGTTTTGAGTTAGCCGCAACACCAGAGTTTGAAACGCGTAGTTCCATATTAGTACTAGTACCGAATTCATGTGTAGGATCTATAAAGTTGACTTCTTGTATTTGTCCGATAGGTATTGTTGCTTCAGATCCTTTTTGAGTCCAAGGCAGAGCAGAGGTGAAATAGTCGTGTTGCCATGCTCTAGTTTGTAGTTCCGTAAGGGATGTTTTATTAGCAGCATTATTACCATCAACTAGGGTATCAGTATTAGGCGTCTGCAAGTTTTGATCCATATAATAATCATTATATATTTTTTGATAAGCTGCAAAGGGCATAGCAGAGATTTGAGTATCAGCAGATATATTGGGGATACCAAGATAGTCAGGTAATAGACCTACAGTATTCATGCCTGACATTGTTAAATAAGGGAACACAGATGCGTCGTTTCCATCTATACCACCAGTGATAAAGTCCTTCCAACCATCCCATAGAAGTCGGTTAGGTACGAAGAAGAAGTGCGTGTATACGCTTACTTGATGCATCATAGGAGTTACTAAGGGAGCGAAACGGAGCATTTGAGAAGTTGAGATGTTGAATTTGTCGCCTGGGACAGTTTCGGTGCAGAGAATTGGTGTTAATATTCCCATATCCATGGACATTTTGCGATCGTGTGAAAGATCAAACGTATTTGATCTTGGGCGTTTTGATTGAATTTGTGAAAAGATTGACATATTTATGGTTTTAGATTATTTTTCGTTGTAGTCGTCAGTTCCAATTGGGAACCAACTGTTGTTGCCTTCTGTTTGTCTGAATAGCCATCTCATGATAGGATTTGCATTTTCTAGTCCTTCGGCTTTTAGTTCCTTTTCCAGTTGACGGAGTTCATTAAGTTTTTGCTGCCCAGTTATTTGTTTACCAAGTAGTGTAAGCTTATAATATGCTTCTTTTACTTTTGCGGCAGCAGTTCGAGAACTTACTAAGTTGTCAATTTGATAGCCAATAGTTCTAGCCTGTGTTTGTCGTAGAAGTTCTTTTTGGGCTTCTACAGAAGTATTTATTAGTCTTTGGTCTACTTGTGCTTTAGCGTTCGCAGAGAGTCCCTCTGCGGCAGTTTTAACGGATTGTTGACCTTTTAGTATAGCATCTTGTGTAAGTACGTCATTCTGAGCCTGTAGATTGTCTGTTTGGACGTTTTTAATCTTAAAGTCTTGAAATGAACTCATGTGATTTAAGGGATTGTCGAATTTGAATTCGGATGCCTTAGATGGAGCGATTTTTTCAGCATTGCCGGCAGATTGAGCCGGAGAACCACCATAGACAAGATTCGGATTTAGACCGGCTTGTTTTAGTCGAGCCATTTGTTCGACAGGGTGGTTATATTTGTTTTGCATGTTCCAAAATGCGATATTTTGGTTATTTGCTCTAGTTTGGGAGCGTTTTGAACCTGAGTTTCCAATCAGGTTAGACGCGATATTTGAGATTCCTGATACGCCAGCACCAAGAATTGCGGCGGGTATAGGCATTATTTTAGGGTTTTAATGATTAATAGATTTAAGTCTTTTACTCTTGCCATGAATTGATCAGGAGATATAATACGGTATGAATAGAGTTTGAATATTGAATCCAGTTCGACACATAGCATGATCGAGTCAGTTAATATTTTTTCAGTTTCTTTTGTTGATTTTAATGCAGTAGCATTTTTTAGTTGTTCCATTGTGTTTGTTTTACCTACGTTTTCCATTTTTTTGTGTTTTTAAT